GGACTGTCCCGTAAGGAACAGAAGACAACCATCTATGGAAAATAACACCGCCTTCAGAGGCAACATATTGACCTATTTCGTAAGTAAAACCACCACTAGCACCTGATGGCCCAATGGGCCCAATAGGCCCTTGTGGCCCCGTTGCTCCAGTTGCTCCGGTAGGCCCTTGTAACCCTGTAGCACCCTGAGAGGCTAATAAAGCCCAATTAGCAGTATCAATATCTGGAGTTGTGGCACTAGGCCCAACAGGATTTAAACAAAAATAAGATGACCCATTATATGAAACAGCTTGATTAGGAGTGTACATTCCAATCGCACTCCATAAACCAGCAAAAGATAACCCAGCAGGCCCAACAGGCCCGGGAGCCCCTTGAATACCTTGAGGGCCAGTCGCACCAGTCGCACCAGTCGGCCCAATAGGCCCTTGTAATCCGGGGCCAATACTCATTACCAATCCAATAAGCTCGCGAATATCGTCAACAATATAATTTTCATTATAGTTGCTGCCATTACTTCTTTTATTTTGCGAGCGTTGAATCATAGCATTTTATTTTGTCACAAATATATGCTAAATATGTGATAGGTGTTTTTTACTACTTGATTATCTTGAGAACCTTGCCATTCTTATCTACCCTAGCAAGCCTCATTCTGTAATTGGTTTCCTTTGTTTGTACATACCTAACAGTTACCTGCTTAGTAGTAGCTTCTCCCGCAATATTTTCAGGGTCATACTTAACATGAGCCAACGCATTGATGTATGCATACGTTATAGAGAAGATAACGTCATCATAGTCGTATCTCAAATCAGAAGCTTGGTATCTAGTTTGCCTATTCGTGTTCTGACTCTTCAAATCTTTCTCTACGAACGTCTTTAACTGCTCCCAAAACCAAGGAACGTGAATGTTATCTCCGTAAGCATCCAACAATTCCTCAGTTTTAGCGATGATACGCGGAGCGGTATTTACTTTATTTGATATTCCAAACCATTTACCCCCGTGTGTCTGAAAATACTCGGGTAATTGAGCATTTGCGGTGAATTTATGCTTAAATCCATGCATTTCTTGGAAGTCAACGTGCATATCCCCAATGTTATTCTCAACTAACTCCTTGACACCCTGTTTTCTTTGCTGGTCGTAGTACAAAGACTGCAACAACACCTGTAGATAATCGTTTTTAAACCGTTTATCCTTGTGAAATACGACAGAAGCCACTGAATTTGTCAAAGAATCCCATATAGCACTGGACATTTTAGAGTGTCCTGTCTCAGAGTTGATGGGGTCAGTACCCTGATAGTACCTATGCTTCCATATTTCTCCATCTGGCGGTTGATGAACTATCATAGCAGTCGTAGAAATGTGCTCTCTGTCCCCTGTTTCCACCCATCTTGCCCCAATAATCTTGTATTCTGTATGTAAATCGGGTGTAGGTTGACTCATATCGAATATAGGGTCAAAGAATCCGTACTGAATAGGGACTTCCATGCTGTAAATATCATGTAATCTCTTATTCGAGTAGTGTATAGGTACAAGTGTCCTTGACTTCCTAATAAACATATCGTCTATAGTGATGGGATAATGCTGATGAAACTGAACCCTAGCCAGTTCACCTTTCTTACTTTCACCTATAGCCATATATGCCTTCTTCTCTTTCTCTATATGTTCATCGGTTACACCTCGTCTAGCGTAGGCATTAAAGAACAATGGAATAACCCCATACTGATAGTTCTCTTCCTCCCATTGTCTAAGACACATCTTGAACTCTGATTCAAATACAGAGCCTCCCTTGTCCATTTCACCTCCAGTACCCCAAGCGATGAACTGCTGTTGCATGGTCATCTTACCGGTATCAGGATTAAACTTGAATAACGCAGGACGACCCTCACGCATCATCTCACCAAAGATGTCGAATAGACCAATCTCATCCACCATTACAAGGGAAGGTGAACCACCATTGATAGCATCTACCTGAGGGCTATCTACTTGGAAACGAGATGCACCCCCTTCTTCACGACCCTTTCTATCTCCCTTCTTATCGAAGTTCATAATCTGGTCAGTCCAGTTTTTTACTTCTTGAGCGATAAACCCGGGTACTTTAGTGTATGCCCACTTAACCTTATCCCTAAATATCTCTATACCCTTATCCTTGGAATGCGTAACAAACTTGACAAAGTATGATTTGTTTAGGTTGGTTCTTTTCATTCCAGCTAGACACATCGTAGTGGTAAATCCTATCTGACGAGCCTTACCAATCATGAATGAATAGCCACAATCAAATAAGAATAAGAGAACCTCTTGTGCATCCCACGCTCTGTATTGAAGAGCACCGCCCTCTACGCGGTCTTCTTTTATCCTACCGTACTTATTACAGAAATATAGGGTATTGTCTTTACACCGTTGTATCTCTACCTTGAGCCAATCAAGCTGTTCATCTTCAGTGTAAAAGTCAAGAATGGTAGAATCATCTTCTAGCCATTTCTGTGCTTGTTTGCGATACAAGTCAAACGGAGCGTATTTAATTTTATTCTGCCATCCCGAGTTTATACTGTTTATCCAATCAACAAATTGTTTTGGATATTCAAACTCTGGGTGATTAGGCTTCCATTGTTTTGTTCTTACTCCGTTTGAAATGGTATCGTCTTGAATTAAATCAAAACCCATTCTAATAATCTTTCATTTTGCCAAGGTTTCTCTTGGATGTCTTTTTTTCTTTAGCTTCTTCTTTCTTAGATTCTGACTTCTCGTGTTTCATCATGTCCTTCTTGGAAGAATATGATTCCTCACCCTTCGTTCCCTTATACTCGAACAAAGCTTTTTTAAGTGCGCTTTTTGATTTCATCTTATTTGCTTAATTTTTTTAAAATAGCGTCAAGCTTTTTCTGTATAGGAACTAAATCCCTAGCCTCACCTTTACGCTTACCAATTTTCTTCTTGTCCTCCTTATTCCATTTACCGGGAAGACGCTCCTTGTTCTCGTAGTGAGTAACCTCAGGCTTTTTATTTGGTGCGTAGAAGTCCATTAGTATTTAAACTTATTTACAGTAGCAGGAGGCCTTTCTAATCCTTTAGGAGCACCCTTAATTTTATCACCCATAGAGCTTATACCTCCCATTGTTGGTGGCTTTAACATTGAAGTAGACTTCATCATCAACTTAGGCGTAGTGCCATTCTTCATGTTTGCTTTAGCATCGCTAACTGCTTGACGTTTCTCACTACGAAGGGCTACCTTCTTAGATTTCATTTCAAGTTTAGCTGATTTTTTCAAGTTACCTTGTGCAGCAGAAACATCTGCTTTAGCAGAAAGCTTTGCTTGTCTTCCTGCATTAACTCTTTCTAGTGCGGCATTTATCTTGTCTTTAAGACCGCCTTTTTTTGGACTCATCATGATTTTTAATTTTTATTGTTTATCTCTTTCGTTTCTTATTGCTCTCTCGTTAACTCTTTCTAATCCAGTAGTAACTGTTTTCTTAGCCAACATAGGCTTATTCTTGTTAGGATTTACGTTGCTGTCTGAATATTTGAATATTCTTTGCTTAGCCCTAGGATTTTCTGTTCCAGAAAACTGAACTGTGTAATCACCCTTCTTGTTTCCTTTATCAAGCTTTGCCCCTTTGTGAGCGTATGCCACTTCAGTCTTTCCGCTTCTAATTGCATTTTTAGCTTTCATCTTAGCAAACGCACCTTGGAAATACTTCTCCTTTGTGCCACCGCTAACATCGGGAAGAGTCCCTTTATCTACAACTTTTTCTTTCCCTCCTTTCTTTTTCTTGTCAATGTCATTCTTTAAATTGACAGCCATTTTTTTCATTTGGCTAAGCTTGTTAATCATAACTTTAGTTTTTATTTAGACAAATATATATATTTTTTTATTGCACCTTTCCATTGACTATTCTGTAGTTACGGAACTCATAGTCTCCATTCTCCTCAGTCTCAATGGTAGCAAAGCCATGATTCCATTTGTTATACGGGAAGTAATCAGGAGATAACCCACACAACGACCCAATAGAAAACGTAGTTACCACATTGCCATTCACATCTTTCTCTGTATGCTCACTCGTTTGATGGTGATGTCCTACCGCACAATTAGCCTTAGCTTTCATGTATAATCCCCTAGCACTATTCACCGGGCTAAACACACTTTGACCAAACTCATGTCCGTGCATCACAATCATATTGCCCATACGGCACAATTGCTTGCTGTCTATCTGCTGAACTCCTATCTCACCGAACCTAAGCACCTCTGACAATTTAAAGTCCTTTATACCTAATAATTCTGGTGCCTTAGTCATCATGTAATGTTCCCATCTGTCCTCGTGATTACCAATCTTAAAGTAGATAGGGCAATCAAATGTCTCTTTAAGCATACGAAGGAACTCACGAGTAAGCTCAATCTCTCCCGCCAAATCTCTAAGGAGCCTATCCTTAATAAACCTAGATGCCTGATACATATCAACCGTATCTCCATTCAGATAAATGAAGTTAGGCTTGAACTTAATCCCGTGAGTAATCGCTGCCTCAAGGGCATCCATGTCATGATAAGGGATATGGATGTCATTCATAATCAATCCCCGGTTACTAGCTACAGGCATAATGTAATCATCCTTCTTCTGATAATCGCTGTCGGGTAATTTAAACTTTCCTAAAGCAGCTTCCTTCTGCTCAGGTGTTCTCTCGTACTTGCCTTTATTTCCGCTTTTTTCAACCTTCTCATCCCTGTGGTATCTAACTATAGACCTATAACTATCAAGCTTATCATACATAGATGGATGGTCGGCCATTATCATTTTGGCTATAGTAAGTGTTGGGTAATCAGGAAAGCTATCTAGGTACTCTAATACAATATTTCCTGCTTCAGTTTTCTTGCTCATATTGTTCTTCTAATTCGTTCGTCCTATGAATCATCTTGTCATAGTTCCTTACTGCGGAGAAGATGCTCTTCATAGAACCTTTGTAAAAATACACAGGATTTACCATGTACGTTCTTCGGCCCTTCTCAACATCAAA